TTATACTATTTTAAATGACCTTTTTAATTCTTCTTTTGTTTCTTCCTTATTTTCCTTTTCTTTGTTATTTACAAATGATATAGATTCATTTATTTTATTAGCAGCTTCCTCATCCATTTCCTTTAATACATGTTGATATACCTCTCTGAGCGTCGAAACATTTGAATGCCCTAGTCTTTCAGCAGCTACCTTATCAGAAATTCCATTGTGAAGCATAATAACCGCGTTATAGTGTCTAAGATCATGCAAACGTATTTGGTCTAGATTGTGTTTTTTTAACAAGTTTGAAAACATTTCAGATAAAGACTGTGGTTTCCAGCGTGTAATTATATTCTCTAATTTAGGAGGATTGTTTTTTCTTTCATAATAATCTCTTAATGTATCGATTACATAGTCAGGAGCTATTATTGTTCTTTTACTTGTTTCGTTTTTGGGCATTTTCTCTAAATTATCATTAAATCTTACTTGCGTTTTTTCTATTGTAATTACTTTTTTATCAAAATCAATATTATCCCAGGTTAGTCCGCACATCTCACCGCGACGCAACCCACACCCAGCTCCTAAAATAACAGGTATTTCTTCATCTTCACCACGTACAGCAATAAGTAATTTAAAAAATTTATCCTTATCATATACATTTGGACTGAATTTTTCAGGAGAGGATAATTTAACTCCGCTTGTGGGGTTCTTTTTGAGTTGATCATTAACTATAGCATAATTAAAAGCTGCCTTTAAAAATTTATTTAACTTAATAACCGAATTGATACTAAGAGGTTTTTGTTTTTTGGTCACCATTTTATTTCCTTGTTTAATCTTATAATCTCTTTCAATAGACATTTTGTTATTATAAAATGCATCAAGGGTAATTGCTTTTATATCTTTAAGTTTTGTAGACTGAAAGTATGGTTCAAAATGAACATCTATATACATTTTGAAAAGTTCTGCTGTTGTTTTTTGCCATTTAGCGCTGTCAGGATAAATGTATTTAGATTTCCACATATCACAGCCAGAGCATATTCTGTGGTAATCTTTTAGAAATTCAATTAAGGTGTCTTTCGAATCTCCTATATATTGGTCTGTTTGTAATTCATATAAAACAATATTAACTTTTTCTTCTACTTCTTTTTTTGAACCTCCATAAATGACTTTTCGTTTTCTTTTGCCCTTATTGTCCCTCCCTAATTCGATTTGACCAACCCATTTTTTATCTTCGTCTCTTTGATAAATAGAAGCTTTCATTTTAATTACTCCTTTATTACATCAATCAATTTTTCAAGTTTTTCAGGTGTTATGTCTTCTTTTACACATTTATTAATCGCATTTTCATAATTTTTATACTGTATGCTATTGATGTCTCCATTTCCTGCAATCCAATCAAGTGTAACTTCAAAATATTCTGCCAAAGTTATAAGTGTGGACAAACCAGGTTCTGATTTTCCAGCTTCATATCTCCATAATAATGATTTTGCCAATCCCAATGATAACGCCAATTCTGAAAGTGACAAATTTCTTTTTTCTCTTAATTTTTTTAATCTTTTACTAAATTCGTTCATTTTGGTTTCCTTTCGTTTGAAACGTTTAATATTTGAGTACAATTATATCAAATTTGTTTAAAATAAGCAATAAAAACATATTGACTTGCTTTGATTCATGTGCTATATTTTAAATATGTTCTTTATATAGAACGATATAATTACTGGAAAGGAGATATTGATATGTTGCAAAAACAAGATAAAAAGCTTCACAAACTCAAATATTATCGTGCTTTAGCAGGACTTAAGCAATCTGACTTTGGAACTCTTTTGGGCTGTACAGAACAAAATTACTCATTAAAAGAGAGTGGACACACAGAATTAAAAAGAAAAGAAATGTTACTTATTCAATCAGCTTTAAACAAAAAAATGAAAGCGATGGGGGAAGAATCGCTATCACTGGATGAAATTTTTTTACCCTGAAACGTTCTAAATATAGAACAATACAAAGAAAGGATGATTAAATGAATCAAATAGAATACGTATCAGAAAGAATTGTTAATATAGCTGTACTAGAAGAGACAATCGAATCGGCATATTTGGATATTTTGAACATAAGGAATGAATTGGAAAAAGACACTCCCTCAATAGATTTCTTGGAAGAAGTGTCAAAAAGACTACACATGAATATTTTGAAAGCAAAAGATTTTGAATTTCGTGTAGAACAAAGAAAAGTATTTACTGAGAATAGCCGTCAGTATTAATATTGATAACTTTCTTAAATTGGTCTAGTAGTTCACAGCGATTATCTTTATTTGGACAACGCAATAATTTAAAATTATTAATTTGTTTTGATAATGGTAGTTTACTGTTTTCAACGATAGGACAAGTAGCATATAAAAATTTAGCTATATCGGTGTCACTGGATAATAAGTATTTACCTTTTAGAGTTATTTTTTCATTCCAGTGAGGACAAGTAACAGTTTTTCCAACAATTGTGTAATAAGTCAATAAATATTTTCTCCTCTCTTATGTACTTAGCTTGGCAGAGCCTGTATTTAAATTATAGGAGAATACAAACAAAAAATCAAATAAGAAAGGAAATTAAACTATGAAACAAATTGAACAGACAATAACCACTTTAGAAGTCGCAGAAATGATGGAAACAGAACATTACAAAATACTTGAAAAGTTAGAGGGCACAAAGGATAAGAAAACAAAGGGTATTATACCAACAATGTGCGCCCACGAAATTGTGGTGGCTGATTACTTCAAGGAAAGTACATATCAAGATGCACAGGATAAGCCAAGAAAATGTTATTTAGTAACAAAAATAGGTTGTGACTTCCTAGCAAACAAATTCACAGGAGAAAAAGGAATATTATTCACTGCTAAGTATGTAAAAAGATTTAGAGATATGGAACAAATTATCGTGAATAAAATTTTACCTGTTCAAGAATTATCTCCAGAACTTCAATTATTCAAAAGCATATTTGACCAAGTGGCAAAACAGGAACTCGAAAATAAGCAAATCAAGCAAGATGTACAAGAGGTTCGACATAATGTCGAGGATATTCGTGAAATTGTAGCGTTGAATCCGAACGACTGGAGAAAAGACTCATCCGCGCTTATTAATAAAATGGCTTTAACCTGTGGTGGATATGAACATATCAGAGTTATCCGTGAAGAAAGTTACAAATTACTAGAACAGCGTTTCGGAGTAGCTCTTGGTATTCGTCTTACTAATAAGAAAAAGACAATGTCTCTGAATGGTGTTTGTAAGTCCAGATTGGACAAGCTTAATCAACTTGATGTAATTGCAGAGGATAAGAAGCTAATCGAGGGATATATTGCAATCATTAAGGAAATGGCTGTCAAATATAAAATTTCTTTATAGGGAGGTAATTAGATTGGTAGAACCTTATAAACCTATTTATACAGCAAAAGAGGTATCAAAGATGCTTCATGTAAGCACGAACGCAGTGTATGAATTTATGAATAATGGGCAACTTCCATATTTACAACTTGGAAGTAAAAAAGTTAGAGGGATTGACTTAGAAAATTTTATTAATACTTATCCATCGGGACAGGAGGACAAGCCATGTACGGATTAGGACTAACCTTAATCATAATAGGTGGATGTTGCATGGACAGTGTGGATTTACGCATTCCTGTAGCATTAATTTTATTTGGTGCTGGGACATGCTTAATCAAATATACGAAGTTGCACCGGTGCAACAGAAAGGTGGAAGATTGGAAGATGCAAAAATATTTAAAGCCGTGATGAAAATGTACATTGATCAGATCGATGATAACCACTTGAAATTGTTACAAAATAATTGTGCATTGCTTCGGGCGGCGGTAATCAAGAGTCGGAGAGAAAATTGAAAGGATGTGAAGTATGAACGAAGAATTCTACAGGCAACAGATTCATGAAATGGTTGACAGCATTACACAACTTAAAAGGCTAACAATTGTTTATTTCTTTATAGTTGGATTAGTAGGAAGCTTTAACAAGAATGATATTAGTACAAAACGTTTAACAGAAGAAAAAAGGACTCACAAAGCAGCAACTTTGATAAGTCCAGTAACTAATAACAAATTATATGTGCATAGTAGCACAGAAATGGAGAAAAAGCAATGAAAAAATATGAGTTCACAGGGGAAACCAAGACAAATATCTTTGGAAAAACGTTAAGAAGAATCAAAGCATCTATCAGTTTTGGAATCGTAGAAGTTGGAAAATTAGGCGGCTGGATTGAAAAAGAAGAAAACTTGTCAGATGAGAACGATGCATGGGTTTCCGGCAATGCAGAGGTTTACGGCAATGCATGGGTTTCCGGCAATGCAAGGGTTTCCGGCAATGCAAGGGTTTACGGCGATGCAGAGGTTTACGGCAATGCATGGGTTTCCGGCAATGCATGGGTTTCCGGCAATGCAAGGGTTTCCGGCAATGCAAGGGTTTCCGGCGATGCATGGGTTTCCGGCGATGCAAGGGTTTACGGCGATGCAGAGGTTTACGGCAATGCAGAGGTTTACGGCAATGCATGGGTTTCCGGCAATGCAAGGGTTTCCGGCAATGCAAGGGTTTCCGAAATTACACACTTGGTTGTAATTGGACCGATTGGTTCTCGAAATGATTTTACTACATTTTACAGAGACAAGGACAAGGAAATCTCGGTAAGTTGTGGATGTTTCTTGGGAAAAATAGATAAATTTATTCAGAAAGTGAGTAAAACTCGGGGACTGGCAAATGGTGAAACAAAACATGCGATTGTTTACAAATTAGCTGCGGAACTTGCTAAGACACAGATAGATTTGTCAACCGAAAGTGAGGATTAATTAATGATTAAAGGAGTAGTTAGACAAGTTGATCAGTTAGGTAGAATTGTACTACCAAAAGAAATGAGAAGATCACTAAATATTGAAACAGGTGAACCGCTAGATATTTATCTAAGGGAGGGAATTATCAGTATTGAAAAATGCAAACTACAATGTGCTATCTGTGGTAGTTCAGAGGAAAATGAGTTGCTTACTATAGATGGTATCCATATTTGTAGAGAATGCGCGACTAAGGTGCATTCAGTGTGGGAGAGTAAGAAATGAAACATTACTATGTGACTTGCCTGAATTGTGGTGCAAATTTAGACCCTGACGAAAAATGTGATTGCAAAGAAAAATATTCAAATATTAAGGAGGAAAAGGAAGATGGAAATAACGATTAATATTCAAGGTTTAGAAGTAATTGCAAGTGCTATTAACAATATGGCGGAGGCACTAAAAACGAGTAAGGTACAAACAGTATCAAACTTAGCGCCTATCCCGGTAATGCAGAAAGCTATGGAACAGGATGTATCAGCTAACCAAAATATGACGGTTCAACAATCAAGTCAACCGGCTATACAAGCACAGATACCAACACAACAACCAATTAATACATATACTCAGACACAACCGACATCAGCTACGAACCAACAGACGACTATTCAGACAGCCACAACAAGTTATACACTTGATAATCTATCAGCAGCCGCAATGACTTTATTAGATACAGGAAGACAACCGGATTTACTTAATCTACTTGCACAGTTTGGAGTTGAGTCTTTACCAGCATTGCCACAAGAGCAGTACGGGGCATTCGCAACAGCACTTCGTGGATTGGGGGCACAAATATAATGGCTCATTCAGAAGAAAGGGCACACGCTATTTTAAGTGCCTCAGGATCACATCGGTGGATGAATTGTACACCGAGTGCTCTACTGGAACAACAGTTTCCAGATACCACGTCAGAAGCGGCGAAAGAGGGTACTCTTGCGCATAAGTTAGCAGAGTTAAAAGTTAGAAATTATTTTTATACTGTAGACTTTGGAAAACGTAAGCTTACAGCCGCGATTAATAAACTAAAAAAGGAAGAGCTTTGGCAAGACGAAATGATGAGTTACACAGATGAATATCTTGATTATATTAAGACAACTGCTCTTGCGCTGAAAAGCGCTCCATACGTAGTAATAGAAAAACAGGTTGATTTCAGTACCTATGTTCCAGAAGGGTTTGGAACAGCAGATTGTGTCATGATAAGCGGCAAAACACTACACGTTATTGATTTTAAATACGGAAAGAGTCCAGGTGGACGTGTTGATGCAATAGGAAATCCACAACTCGCTTTATATGCCTTGGGAGCTTATGAAGCATACAAGATACTTTATTTTATTGAAGAAATAAAGTTATCCATTGTTCAGCCAAGGCTTCCTGATGGCATATCAGAATGGAGTTGTTCGCTAAGTGAGTTACTTGCTTTTGGAAATTATGTTAAAGAAAGAGCCGAGCTTGCAATAAAAGGGGAGGGCGATTTTAAACCAGATGTGAAAACTTGCGAGTACTGTAGGGCAAAAGGAAAGTGCCGTGCAAGATCAGAAGAAAATGTGAAGCTTGCATTTGATGTTGGAAAGATACCACCTCTTATATCAAATGAGGAAATGGGACAATTTCTGAAACAAGGAGAGGATGTAGCCAAGTGGTTAAGTGATCTACAAGATTGTGCCTTAGCTGAATGCCTAGCAGGAAATGAAGTGGCAGGATGGAAAGCGGTTGAAGGTAGAGGCTCAAGAAACTGGACTGATATGGATTCGGCGTTTGATAAATTATCAGCAAATGGAATATCAGAAACTGTTTTATGGGAAAAGAAACCTCTTACATTGGCGCAAGTAGAGAAAGTAGTAGGTAAGAAAGATTTTGAATCCTTTGTAGGAGAAATGGTGGTAAAAGCACCGGGAAAACCTACTTTAGTGAAGGAATCAGATAAAAGAGAAGCAATTACAAACATTATAAGCGCAAAAGACGCTTTCAAGGAGGAAAATTAATATGAATGATTTAACAAATGTAACAACCGGAGAAGTGAGATTATCTTACGTACACTTATTTAAACCTTATTCACCAATGCCAGGACAAGAAGAAAAGTACAGCACTACCATTTTAGTGCCAAAATCAGATGTTGACACAATGAATCGTATTAATGCAGCCATTGAGACAGCGAAACAAAAAGGAATTACTGAAAAATGGAATGGCGTGTGCCCTCCTATGATTCCAACTCCTGTTTATGATGGTGACGGAGTAAGACCATCGGACGGTATGGCGTTTGGTCCCGAATGCAAAGGTCAGTGGGTGTTCACTGCAAGTGCAAAATCAGATTATCCACCCGAAGTAGTGGATGCAAATGGAAACCCTATTATCAACCAGTCAGAGGTTTATAGCGGTATTTATGCTCGTGTGAATGTAACATTTTTCCCTTATGCGTTTGGTGGAAAGAAAGGTGTTGGCTGTGGATTAGGACCAGTACAAAAGAGAAGAGATGGAGAATCATTAGGCGGCAGTGCATTATCAGCGTCACAAGCGTTTGGAGCTTCACCACAGCAAGCTGTACAGCCACAATTCAACCAACAACAGCCTCATACTCAATCACAGCCACAATATAATCAACAACAGGCTTACGGACAGCCTCAACAATATGCGCAGCCACAATTCAACCAACAACAGCCTCATACTCAATCACAGCCACAATATAATCAACAACAGGCTTACGGACAGCCTCAACAATATGCGCAGCAACCAACAGGGATTAATCCAATTACCGGACTTCCATATTAATTAAAAGAGGGGCATATGCCCCTCAATCTATAAGGGAGGAAAGGGAGGACTACATGATAGAACATCATTTGAGTATAGATATAGAAACAAGGAGCAGTGTAGACATAAAAAAGGCAGGAGCTTATAAATATGCTCAATCACCAGATTTTCAAGTTTTATTGTTCGCCTATGAGTGGAATAACAATGGTGTAGAACTTATTGATTTGGCAAATGGAGAAATCATTCCAGATTATATCAATCAAGCCTTGTCGGACAACAGAGTAGTCAAACATGCTTACAATGCGGCATTTGAGTGGTATTGCTTGAATAAGGCCAGCTATAGTACCCCAATTGAACAATGGCGTTGTACTATGGCGCATGGACTTTATTGCGGGTATACCGCAGGACTGGAAGCAACCGGAAAAGCAATTGGTCTTTCACAGGATAAACAAAAGCTTACAGTTGGTAAGGCATTGATTAAATATTTTTGTACTCCTTGTAAACCAACTAGGACGAATGGCGGTCGTACATGGAATCAACCATGGCACGATAAGGAGAAGTGGGAATTATTTAAAGAATATTGTAAACAAGATGTTGTTACAGAAAGAGAAATATTAAAACGATTGAGTCTTTTTCCTGTCCCGGATGATGAATGGTATATGTGGCAGCTTGATATCCTGATGAACGCTTACGGAGTTAAGGTTGACAGAAAAGTTATTGAGGGAGCTTTGTGTATTGATACCGTTAGCACCGAAAAATTGACAGAGGAAGCCATCAAAATTACAGGGTTATCAAACCCAAACAGTCCAGCGCAACTTACTGAATGGCTAGAAAAGGAAACAGGAAATAAGATTGATAACTTGCAAAAAGCAACGGTTATAGAGCTTTTAGATAAAGATTATCCGGAGAATGTTAGACGCGCTCTTGAAATCCGTCAGCAGCTTGGTAAAACATCCATAAAAAAATATGTAGCTATGGATGAAGCTTGCGGAGAAGGTGAAAGAGTGCGAGGACTTACCCAATACTACGGAGCAAATCGGACAGGACGATGGGCGGGAAGATTAGTACAGTTGCAGAATCTTCCTAGAAATTACATAAAGACCTTAGATTACGCTAGAGAGCTTATTAGGAACAAAAATTATAGCGGACTTAAATTACTTTATGGAAATGTACCAGATACTCTTTCACAATTGATCAGGACAACTTTTATACCATCAGATGGCAATAAGTTTGTGGTAGCAGATTTTTCCGCCATTGAAGCCCGTGTGATTGCATGGCTCGCGGGAGAACAGTGGGTTAATGAAGTATTTGCTACACACGGGAGAATATATGAAGCTACAGCTTCTCAAATGTTTCATGTCCCGATCGAGAAGATTACAAAAGGAAATCCAGAATATGATCTAAGACAAAAAGGTAAAGTGGCAACACTAGCACTTGGATACCAAGGCGGGACAAACGCCCTTATTGCTATGGGGGCACTAGATATGGGGTTATCAGAAGACGAATTACCAGACATTGTTCAAAGATGGAGACAGGCAAATCCTAGAATAAGGGACTTGTGGTACGCGGTGGAACAAGCAGCCTTGACCGTAATGCAGACAGCGCAGCCACAAGGAATCTATGGACTCATTTTTGCTTTAGAAGGTGACGTGGTATACGGACAATCTTTCTTAACGGTACAACTTCCAAGTGGAAGAAAGTTATATTATCCAAAACCATTTTTAAAGGAAAATCAATTTGATAAGATGGCTATCCATTATTATACCGTTGGACAGCAGACAAAAAAATGGGAAGTGACTTCAACCTACGGAGGAAAAATGACAGAGAACATCGTGCAGGCTATCGCAAGAGATTGCCTTGCGATAACAATTAAACGCATTCACGACAAAGGATTACAGACAGTATTTCATGTCCATGATGAAGTGATTGTTGATGCTCCTTTGGGTGTGCAGGTAGATTATTTATGTAATATCATGTCAGAGCCTATATCGTGGGCGCCCGGGCTTCTACTAAAAGGAGCAGGATTTGAAAGTAGTTATTATATGAAGGACTAGGAGGAAGCAAGTATGCAGAATAATAAAAAACTGCAAATAAGTATGGCCGGAAGTAGAAAAGCTATGCACTGGCCAAAAAGTATTATCATGTGGTCAGAATTCATTGACCGGTTAAAAAATCCTGTCCGGAGCACTGAAACATTAGAACAGTATTTAGCTTTGCCTAAATCCCAACAAGACGATCTGAAAGACATAGGAGGCTTTGTTGGGGGAACCTTTCTGGGCAATAGAAGAAAAGCTTCATTAGTAGAAGGAAGAGACTTGATCACCCTAGATATGGATAATATACCAACGGGTCAGACGTCAGATATTTTAAAAAGAGTCCATGGGTTAGGTTGTGCTGCAGTAATCTATAGTACCCGTAAACATGCTGAATTTGCCCCGAGATTAAGAGTTATTGTGCCCCTTGATAGAACATCCACAGCAGATGAATATGAACCAGCAACACGAAAATTAGCTGCACTTATCGGGATTGAATTTTGTGATCCTACCACTTTTGAGGCTTCTCGCTTGATGTATTGGCCGAGCTGTAGCGCAGACAGTGTTTATGTCTGTGAGGCATATGACAATGCATTTTGTAGCCTTGATGGACTCCTTGGAATGTATGGGGATTGGCAAGACGTTTCATCATGGCCACAGGTTCCTGGAACTGAAGCTTTAGAACGCAGACGTTTGGCAAAGCAAGAAGACCCAACTGTTAAGAAGGGAATTATTGGTGCATTTTGCCGTACATATACGATTACTGAGGCAATGGATAAATTTATACCAGGAATGTACGAAGATACAGCAATTTCTGGAAGATACACCTATGTAGGTGGTCATACAACAGGTGGGGCCATCGTTTATGACGGAGATATGTTTCTTTTCTCCCACCACGCAACAGACCCGTGTTCTGGTCAGCTAGTGAATGCTTTTGACTTTATCAGACTTCATATGTACGGAGATAAAGATGTTGAAGCCAAGGAGGGAACCCCAGTTAATAAGCTGCCATCTTTCGTGGCTATGAATCAATTGGCGCTAAGAGATAAAGCAGTAACGGATTTAATAGCAAAGGAGAAGTTTGAAGCAGCAAGAGAAGCGTTTTGTACCCCTGAGCAATTTGAACAACATCCACAAGATGATTTAAGTTGGATTAGTAAATTATCAGTGGATGGTAATGGAAATTATCAAAAGACAGTCAACAACGTGATTATCATATTGGAAAATGATCTTCTACTGAGAGGAAAAATTGTTACGGATGAATTTGCAAACAGAGGTCTTGTACTTGGTTCGGTTCCATGGAATACCGTGGATGAAAAACGTCAATGGGTTGATCCGGATGATGCAGGATTTTTCTGGTACATGGAAACTTATTACGGGATTACTTCAAGAGATAAACTAGACGCTGCGCTAACAATAGTAGGCGGACAGAACATGATTAATGATGTAAAACGGTATTTAAAAGGCCTTAAGTGGGACGGAGTAAAGCGCCTTGATACGCTATTGTCCGATTATCTGGGTTCAGAAGATACAACTTACACAAGGGCAGTTATGAGAAAATCCCTTTGCGCAGCGGTCGCAAGAGGTGTTGTAGGTGGTGTTAAATATGATTATATGCCTATTTTTACAGGTCCTCAGGGAATCGGAAAAAGTACGTTTTTAAGTGTACTAGGGAAAGAGTGGTTTTCTGATAGTCTTGCAAGTTTTGAGGGCAAAGACGCGGCTGAAATGATACAAGGTACTTGGATCAATGAAGTTGGCGAACTAACAGCCATGACAAAACAGGAAACGTCAGCAGTTAAACAATTTTTAAGTAAACGAGAAGATATCTACAGGGCAGCATATGGTAGGCGTACAGAGCGATATCCAAGGCGTTGTGTATTTTTTGGAACAAGTAATGACAGTGAGTTTTTAAAGGACTCCACAGGCAACAGACGCTTTTGGCCAGTGGATGTGGGCGCGCATCCTGCTAAGAAATCAGTCTGGAACGATTTACCGAAAGAGGTAGATCAGATATGGGCGGAGGCATACACATATTGGATATTGGGAGAAGAACTATTTCTTTCAAAAGAGATTGAAGAAATGGCATTTGAAGAACAGGAAAGTCACAGGGAGACTTCCGGGAAAGAGGGAATTATATCAGATTTCCTTGATAAGAAAATTCCTTCAAATTGGGATCAGATGGATTTACAAAAAAGGAGAATGTTTTGGAACGGACAGCTTCATTTATCAGAGAATGAGGTTCTAGTTGTCCGAGATAAGGTGTGTGCAATGGAAATATGGGCGGAATGTTTTAATGGTGATACCAAATATATGAAGCGTCAGGACAGTACGGAAATAAACAATATTATGTTGAGTATGAAAGAATGGAAACGCAATAAATCAATGCGCAGATATGGGCCATATGGCAGGCAAAAAGGATTTGAAAGAGTGTCAACTTAAGTTGGTTGACACCTTAAAATTTTGGTTGACGGTGGGTGTCAACCATGTCAACTAATAAGTCATAAAAGTTGACATACTTATTTGACACCTTAAACAGCATAGATACTGATAAAACAATTAAATGTCAACTATGTCAACCAATTATCTATATTAATATAAAAATAGATATATTAGGTATATATGTGTATTACCTGAATTACCTGTTATACATATCACATTACATGTTATATGACGGAGTTGACAGCAATTTTTAGAAGGGACGGAATATGAATAACGAGAAAAACATTTTATGCGCAGAAATACTTCTTGCAAAATACTTTACCGAAAACAATAATCCTGATTGACATCCTGTGAAAGATGTACTGGAGGAAGTAAAGTTTCAGGGCATACAAAAATCAGAATTTAAGGATGCAAGAAAAAGGCTAGAAATAGAATCAAAATCATTTGAAGATGGATACCATTGGAGATGGACCAAAGAGGATAATCCTGAAAAGTTATGGAGGGATCTAAGCAAGGAAGTTTTTTGAGGTGAGAGCAATTGAAAGAAAGCGATATAGAAAAAATGTTAGTAAGTGTAGTAAAGAAGTTAGGTGGCAGAGCCTATAAATGGATAAGCCCAGGCAACGATGGAGTGCCAGACAGAATTGTTATTTTTCCTGATAGGCAACCCATATTTGTGGAATTAAAGACAGACAAAGGAAAATTAAGTGCATTGCAATCTGTACAGATAAAGAGACTTAGAGAATTAGGGCAGCCTGTGGAAGTGGTAAAAGGAATCAACGGACTAAGTCAGTTCTTCCAAGATTACGGATACGAAGAAGTAAGCAAAGCAATTGATTGCAAATATGATTTATAGAGTTGCGCCGGCGCAACAGAAAGCAGAAAAGAGGTGATGCCACATGATATTCAAGCCACATGCCTACCAACAACATTGTATTGATAAAATTTATGATACCAAAAAAATAGGACTGTTCCTTGATATGGGTTAAGGCCTCGGGAAAACAGTGACAACATTGACAGCCATAAAGGATTTAAAATATAACCGATTCCAAGTTCGTAAGGTTTTAGTAATAGCCCCAAAGAAAGTAGCAGAGGGTACATGGACGAAAGAAAAGGATAAATGGGAACACACAAAAATGCTTCGTGTTTCAACAGTACTAGGAAGTTTACAAAAGAGAATTAGAGCTTTAAATACGCCGGCAGATATTTATATCATTAACCGTGAAAATGTTGCGTGGTTGGTTGATTATTATCGAAATGCTTGGCCATTTGACATGGTGGTTGTAGATGAATCAAGTAGTTTTAAGAGTCATAAAGCAAAGAGATTTAAAGCCTTAGCAAGCATGGGCGGTCATATTGATAGAATGATAGAACTTACCGGAACACCGTCACCTAATGGACTAAATGATTTATGGTCGCAGGTATTCCTGTTAGACGGTGGAGAGCGATTGGGAAAAAAATATACACAATTTAGAGAAAGATACTTTGATCCAGGCGATAGGGGAAACAATGTAATCTATAACTACAAAGCGAAACCCGGAAGTGAAAATAGTATTCTGGAAAAGATATCAGATATCTGCATCAGCATGAAATCAGAGGATTATTTACAACTTCCGGATATCACATATCACCAAATACCGGTGGAGTTGGATTCAAAATCAAGTAAGGCATATTACGAACTTGAACGACAAATGGTATTAGCATTACCGGATACGGAAGATGAGATAAGTGTTACGAGCGCGGCGGCTTTAAGCAATAAGCTTTTACAGCTTGCCAATGGTGCCCTTTATGATGAGGACCATGTCGCACATGAAGTACATAATTGTAAGATTGAAGCATTCATGGAACTAATTGAATCCTTACAAGGTAAACCGGCTTTGGTATTTTATAATTATCAACACGACCGTGAGAGAATCCTAAAGGTACTTAAACCTACAGGATTAAGGGTAAGGGAACTTAAGACTACACAGGACGAAGATGATTGGAATAATCATGAAATTGATATCCTGCTAACACATCCTGCAAGCAGTGCGTATGGACTTAATTTGCAACAAGGAGGCAATCATGTAATCTGGTTTGGCCTTACATGGAATTATGAATTATATACACAGGCAAATAAAAGACTACACCGTCAAGGACAATTGGGCAAGGTTATTATCCATCATTTAGTTTGTAGCGGTACCAGAGACGAGGATGTCATGGAAGCACTTGAACGCAAGGACGATGTACAGAATTGGGTAATGAAAAGTCTTAAAGCCAGAATACAAAAATATAAAGAATCGGCTTAGTAAGGAGCGGTGAATAAACGGGAAAAGGTAGAACCACAAAGGAAATAAAGAACGATAAAAGCAGAGAACATGATCGTTTAGAAAAGGATATATCACGTACAGCACGTGAAACCTTTGAACGACCTGCTTATGATACAGGGTGTAACCGACAGTGTTCTTTGTGTAAGAAGATAAAGTAAAGGAGTAAAGCATGAAAAATCTACTAAGATATCCAGGAAGTAAAAAAAGGATAGCACCTTGGATTATATCACATATTCCAAAGCATCATAGTTATTTAGAGCCATATGCAGGAGGTCTGGCCGTATTATTAAATAAAGAACCATCTAGGATAGAGACAGTAAATGATTTGGATGATGATGTAATTAATCTATTTAGGGTAATAAAAAATGATGGTACCAGAGAAGATTTAATACATAAAATCGTATATACACCATATGCAAGAAAAGAGTATGATAATTCCTTTCCGGAAAGTGATGATAATTTATCAGACGTGGAAAGAGCAAAAAACTTTCTTATTCGGTCGGGCATGGGGCATGGTTTTAGACTTTGTGAAAAATGCGGGTGGAAGAAAGATGTTTATGCAAGAGAAGCGGCATACGCAGTTAGATATTGGAATGATTTACCTACAAATATTACTAATGTAGCACAAAGGCTTAAAATGGTTCAAATCGAACATAAGCCGGCAATTGAATTAATTAAATCTTTTAATCATGACAATGTTTTAATTTATGCTGATCCACCATATGTTTTGTCAACAAGAACTAGAAAACAGTATAAACATGAAATGACAAACGAGGATCATATTGAACTGCTAGAAGTTTTGTTGCAGCATACTGGACCAGTAATGTTATCGGGGTACGACAGCGAATTATATAATACATATTTATCAAATTGGAGAAAAGAATCCATTCCGGCAAGAGCGGAAAAATCACTACCGAGAACGGAATATTTGTGGATGAATTACTAAAGTAAATTAGGTTTTGGGAAAGGAGTATATATGAATTGGATTAAATATATTCTTCATCGTCATAAATGGTATTACAGCGGTAATTTTAGTGACCAGTATATATTTAAATGTGCAATCTGCCATAAAGAAAATAAAATTAATGTTATCAATAAATATTCAAAAGAAAAGATTAATGATATTAGAAAACAAATGAATGAATCAGTTAGTCATTTAAATTAATATTTAACGAGTAAAAGCAAACATTAATTAAGGAGGAATAAATATGTATAGCGTAGAAGATATGAAACAGTGTATACAAGAATGGTTTACAGATTGTTCTGATCCTATAGAGGTTGCTAGAACATATGCGGAAATTGAAAAAGAAACAGAAAAGCAGCTTGTATTTATGTTAGATACTTTTACAGTAAGCAATGAAAAGTAAGCATTAGGAGGGAAAAATGTTGCAGGTAGAAAAAGAACATAAGAGAACAACTCTTATTAGTAGCAAAAAAGAAGATTTAGTAAATCAGATCATGCACTTAGAGCATAACAATAATGTTTTACATGACACTATAAATCAGCAAGTAGAAAATTATAAAATGATGGAGAAAAATATAATTAAAAAATTACAAGAGAGAATTGCAAGTGCAGAGAAAGTTATTGTAAAAGAGTCATGCGATAAATTAGATGAAATTGCAAATGATACAGCAGAAGCATTTATATCAGCTTATCAAGACGCTATAGAAATCATTAAAGAAACTAGTTAATTTTAACATTAACAATTAAAAATAGAAAGGAGAACAGTTCCGGCCGGATAAAAGGGTACCCTTTCTTACATAGAAAAATGAAAATATTAGTAGCTTGTGAAGAAAGTCAAGCAGTAACAATAGAATTGAGAAAGTTAGGACACGAAGCATATTCTTGCGATATAGAGCCATGTAGCGGAGGGCATCCAGAGTGGCATATACAACAAGACGTGATTCCTATTTTGAAAGAAAAGTGGGATATGATAGTTGCTTTTCCTCCATGCACTTATCTTACAAATGCAGGAGCAAGGCATCTTTGGAAGAATCACCAATTGAATTTAGAGAGGTATCAAAAAGGATTAGAAGCAAAAGAATTTTTTATGATGTTTTACAATGCAGATTGTGAAAGAATTGGAGTAGAGAATCCAACACCAAGTCGAATATATGAGTTGCCAGAAAAAACACAGGTTATACAGCCGTATCAATTCGGGCATCCGTATACAAAACGTACACAATTATGGCTTAAGGGATTACCTAATCTGATACCAACGAATGAAGTAGAACCAGAACGGACCCAGTGCCCAAGCGGTTCATATTCGCATAAACATGGAGAAAAGCACAGAGGAATGTTTACAACAGATAGAGCTAAGAATCGTAGCAAAACATTTCCAGGAATCGCAAAGGCAAAGGCAATGGCAGAGCAATGGGCAGGAAAAGCGAAATAAAGTAGACTTTAACGAGGAAAGTGAGGTACTAAAATTGACATTAGAACAAGCAAAAGGACAGGACGAAGGAATACCTAATTTTAAAGTATTTGCATCTAAGTGTTGTGATTCTTGTACATCAGAAGATTATTGTCCATCATATTGCGATATGCTATCAAAAGCAGAGAAAATGCATTATGAAAAAATAGTTCAATCGTACGCGAAACATGATGGAGATTTAGTAAAAGTATCAAATTATATCAAAAGATATAAAGATAGATAGGGAGAAAAAATATGGAAAATATTAAAGAAATTGTAGAATCATTGTTAGGAGTAGCAGAATCTGTTTATGAAGTGTGTGAAGATGAAATTGAAAAGGCAAGAATGGATGGACAAGTAAGAGCATACAGAGAAGTCCTATCTCACCTAAATTAGTAATTAACAAAAAAAGGAAAGGAGTAAGAGGTTTGCGGCCGCATAAAGACGTCTTTACTCTAAGTACAAAATAATGAAAGAAAATTGTTTAGAAAGAATGGAACGGATTGACGGTAAAAAGAAAATTGCAGATTTTATGGTTAAGGAACAACAAACATATGAATTTAAAATAAAATATGCTGCTATCAGAGCAAGAGAGTTTGTAGAGGAATGCGAGAAGAGAGGACTTAATTACCATGTGTCTGTTGGTGGATTAGATAGCATCACCCTTTACTATTTCCTTAGAAGTATAGGAATTGAAGCCCAAGGTATATCAGTATCATATTTGGAGGATATTAGTATTCAAAAAGTTCATAGGGAACTTGGTTTAATAAGATTAAAATCTGTTCAAAAAGCAGATGGAACATATTGGAATAAGTCAAGTGTTTTGAATGAGTTTGGTTTTCCTGTTTTGTCAAAAGAAATTGCATCCAAGATTGAAACCCTTGCAAATCCTACCGAAAAGAATAAAACAGTGAGACATGCAATTGTTACTGGTGAAACAGGTGAATATGGTGGATTTCAGAAAAACAGTAGAATGAAAATGTCTCAAAAATGGCTTGAAAAGTTTGGTGGATATTCAAATGAAGAAGAGGGAACAGCTTATCAAATACCTTGCTTTAAGGTATCGTCAAAATGCTGTTATTACTTGAAAGAAAAGCCATGTGACGATTGGGCAAAGCAAAATAAAAGTGTTCCATTTTTGGGACTTATGGCATCAGAAGGTGGGCGTAGAGCAAAGAGCTTAAGACTAAATGGATGTAATTATTTTGGTAAATCAACAGTACGTTCAGCACCATTTGCTATTTTCAATAGACAGGACTTATTACAGTTAACACTTGATCTAAATGTTCCAGTACCAGAAATTTACGGAACGATTGAAAGAAAAGAGGATGGAACTCTTTATACTACAAAAGCGCAAAGAACAGGATGCAGTATGTGTGGCTTCGGTATCCACTTAGAAAAAAGACCGCATAGATTTGACCAGCTAAGAGAACGAAACCCAAAAGAATGGCACTACTGGATGTATGAGTGTTGTGAGGATAAACAAGGAAATAAATATGGCTGGGGAAAAGTGCTTGATTATATAGGTGTTAGATGGGAAAACCGACCAGAAGATATACAAGTATCAGGGCAACTTGAAATGGACTTAGGTAATTAAACTAATCTAATCATTAACCAAGTAAGAAAAAACCGAGAAAGAAAAGAGGTGAATAAATTTGACAAAGGAAGAATTACAAAGAGAGAATGAAAATAAAAAAGAGTATCTTAGGTCGTATCAGGGGCTATTGAAGAACATAAAACTTCTGCAGGTTGAGATAGATCAACTTAGGATATCAAAAATGAATCCCAGCGTTACATATGACGATATGCCGCACCCAAACAACAATACTGACCTATCCACATACGCGGCAGTGTTAGACAGCAAAGAGAGACAGTTAGCTGACGTGAAAGAGCGGGCTTTGATACGATATGGGGAGATAGCGGACAAGATTGAAAACATGAGTGATGCCACCGAGAGGTCACTGCTTACATTGAAATATCTTAGGTTATTAACGTTTGACGAAGTTGCGGAGAAGTTGGATTACAGTGCACGCAATACGATAAGAAAGCATGGCATTGCATTAAAACACTTTATGATGTAAGTTGGCATAGTATGTCATAGCGTGTCACTAGATTGCGCCATAGATAACGTGTTATAGTTAAAGTGCGAAGAATGGATTTAAAGAATCCTCCTTAATTATTTTTAGAAAGCATTCTACAATTGTGTAGGGTGCTTTTTTGAAAAATTATTAAAGCACTAATACGAAATATTGTATTAAATTTACATTTTCATTGCATTTTTACAGTATATTTGATATAAATATAGTATACACATGGTATATTTTGACATGCAAGTAATAGGAGGTGTCAGTATGTATAAAAGTCAATATATGGAAAAGGTTCCCAATTCTAAAGAGGGATTAGCTAGGGTTTTGGATATGGGTTCAACAATAAATAAAAAAAAGTATGGAATAACAAAAAATGCTACTAAAGTAGATGAAGAAGCCATACACTCAGACTGGGAAGCGATTGGTACGGATATTAGGAGGGCTATTGATGAATTCAGAGATAGTAAATACCACGGAATCAACAGAGGATGATGAGGGTTTATATCCTTATGAAGAAGAATTAAGTAATTCTGAGATGGCAGTTTCTTATGAACATAGCAGTATGCATATAGGACCAATACCTTCTCCAGAAGTGTTAGCTGAATACAATAAGATTGATCCTACTTTTGCAAATAGAATACTGGTGATGGCGGAACAACAATCTTTGCATAGACAGGAAATAGAAAAGCGAATAGTAAAATCTGGAGTTAATGATAGTAAGCTAGGTATCATATTTGGATTTATTATTGGGCTAGCTGCTTTGATTGTAAGTTTAGTACTTGGTTTAAACGGCAGAACTATAGCATCCTCTTTGTTGGGAGTATCAGGATTAGTTGGATTAGTTTCAGTCTTTATATACGGAACTAGGAGTAACGGGAACGAAGATAAGAGTTAGAAGAATAGACAAAATCAAGGAATCAAGGAATCATCGTTTTTGATGATTCCTTTTTTAATACAACAAATCAGAACGAATACGAGGTGGTGGTGAATGCCAAGAGCAAGGGACCCTAATAGGGAAGCCGCTTTTTTAATTTATAAAGAGCATAAGGGTAATATCGATTTGGTTGAGATTGCAAGTCAACTAAATTTATCAGCCGGAACAATAAGGGGCTGGAAGTCAAAAGACAAATGGGAACAGCAGTTGAATGGAACGCTCCCAACAAGTACGGAACGTTCTAAACGTTCTAAAGGTGGTCAGCCGGGGAATAAAAATTCCGTTGGTCATGCCTCAAGTACGCCAGAGGGAAATAAGAGAGCAGAGAAGCACGGCTTCTTTGCCAAGTGGCTGCCAGAGGAAACCGCCGAGATAATGCAAGCGATTGAAAAAACAAATCCACTTGATATCCTCTGGGATAATATTCAGCTACAGTTTACTGCCATTGTAAGGGCGCAAAAGCTTATGTTTGTAAAAGACCAGGAAGACGTCACTACAACAAAGATAGGAGAGGGTTACAGCGATACAGGAAGTAGTGAAAAGTGGGAAGTGCAGCAGGCATGGGATAAACATGCAACCTTTCTAAAAGCGCAGTCAAGAGCCATGGGTGAACTAAGGTCCATGATAAAACAATATGATGAAATGCTGCATAAAAATTGGGAGGATGCTACAGAAGAACAAAAGGCAAGAATTGCCTTACTCAAAGCCAAAGCTTACACGGATGAGAATGACCAGATAGAGGATGATGGATTTCTTGAAGCTTTATCAGGAAAGGTTGATGTAGTATGGCAGGAGGAATAAGGCGGGCAATCTTCAAATTCAAACCATTTTCAAACAAGCAACTGAAAGTATTAACCTGGTGGCTTCCAAACTCTCCTGTAAAGGATAGAGATGGTGTTATAGCAGATGGAGCAATACGGTCAGGAAAGACCTTATCCATGTCATTGTCTTATGTTATGTGGGCTATGGAAACATTTGACGGGCAAAACTTTGGAATGTGTGGTAAGACGATAGGATCCTTTCGAAGAAACGTTTTATTTTGGCTGAAACTAATGCTGCGGTCAAGAGGTTATGGTGTTACCGATCACAGAGCCGATAATTTGGTTGTTATAACAAAAGGCAATAAGACAAATCTTTTTTATATATTTGGTGGTAAAGATGAACGGTCACAAGATTTGATACAAGGTATCACTCTTGCAGGCTGTTTTTTTGATGAAGTTGCACTTATGCCGGAATCATTTGTAAATCAGGCAACAGGGCGCTGTTCCGTAGATGATTCAAAGTATTGGTTCAATTGTAACCCTGATGGACCATATCATTGGTTTAAAACAAACTGGATTGATAAGCAGGTAGAAAAGAATTTATTATACTTACATTTCACAATGGATGATAATCTAAGTCTATCCGAAAAGATAAAGGCCAGATATCGATCAATGTATTCAGGGGTATTCTTTCAGCGATATATTCAAGGATTGTGGGTAGTAGCTGAGGGAATTATTTATGATATGTTTGATAAGGCCAAACACACGGTACAAAGCCTATCAGATTTATTAAAAGATACTTATTATGTCAGTGTCGATTATGGAACACAGAATGCAACCGTTTTTCTTTTATGGAGTAAAAGCACAGACGGAAAATGGATATGTATTAAAGAGTATTATTATTCTGGCCGCGATGAAGATAGCCAGAAAACAGATAGTGAGTATGCTGACGATCTGAAAGTTTTTTTGGAAATCATAAAGCCCAAAGCAATTGTAATTGACCCAAGTGCAGCCTCTTTCATAGCTGAACTTAGAAAACGAGGGTACCAGATAAAAAAAGCAAATAATGATGTGCTTGACGGTATCCGGTATGTAGCAACGCTCCTGAATCAAGAAAAAATTGCATTTTCTGAGCAGTGCATTAACACAATAAAAGAATTTAATTCTTATATCTGGGATGCAAAGGCAACTGAACGAGGAGAGGATAAGCCAGTGAAACAACATGATCATGCAATGGATGCAGTTAGATATTTTTGCTATACAATAATTCGCAAGAAGAATGGAATATCAATATTAAAATAAAGCAGGTGAGAAAATGGAATTAGAAGTAATTAAGAAGCTAATTAAAAAGCATGAAATGGGACATGCATCATTTGTTACAAAAGCAATGACAGCAGAGAGATATTATCGCAATGAAACAGATGTATTAAACCAAAAAAGAAAAGAAGATGAAGAGGGGAATCCACTTAGAAATGCAGATAATAGAATCCCTCGCAATTTTCACGGTCTTATTGTTAATCAGAAAACTTCCTATACTTTCACGGCACCGCCACTATTCGATATTGGCAATAGTGCTAATAATAAGAGAATAACGGAGATTCTTGGTGATGAGTACGCAAAAAACTGCATGGAGTTATGTGTTAATGCCGCGAATGCTTCTACCGCATGGATTCATTATTGGAAGTCTGACGACGGTTTTGAATGGGCGGTAGTTGATAGCAAACAAATCATTCCGGTATGGTCCAAAAATCTAAAAAAGAAGTTACAAGGTGTATTTCGGGTATATAGTGATATAGATGAGGATACAGGTGATAAATATACTATTTATGAGTACTGGACAGATAATGAGTGTCAGGCTTATAGGAGAAAGGCATCTGATACATTAGATGAGGGATTAGCGATTTACAATATGTTTATTAATGCGGAAAGCGGAGAAGAATTTGCGAATTACCAACATGGATTCAACAGAGTACCTTTTATACCTTTCAGAAATAATAATATTGGTACTGGTGATCTAGATAATATTAAACGTCTTATCGATGTGTACGACAAGGTATATAGTGGTTTCATAAATGACCTAGACGATATTCAAGAACTTATATTTGTGTTATCAGGATATGGAGGCGAATCACTTAATGGATTCCTGCAAGAGCTTAAGAAGTATAAGACTATCAAGGTAGATGGTGACGAAAGTAATAATCCGGGAGTAAGTACGTTAAGCATAGAAATACCTTTAGAAGCGCGTAAGACCGTCTTGGACGTTACAAGAAAAGCTATATTTGAGCAAGGACAGGGATTTGACCCACAGCCCGAAAACTTTGGTAATCAGTCGGGAGAAGCTCTTAAATTTATGTACTCATTGCTTGAAATGAAAGCAGGGTTGATGGAAACAGAGTTTAAATTAGGATTTGCTGAACTTATTAGAGCTATTTGTGAATTTTACAATATAGAATGCAAAACTATTATCCAAACATGGACCCGCACTAGTATTAAGAGCGATACGGAGCAGGCTCAAATTTGTAAGGATAGTGTAGGCATAGTATCAACACGTACAATCCTAAAGAATCATCCGCTTGTTGAGGACGCGGATAAAGAATTGAAATATCTGCAAGAAGAAGAGGAGGAAAAACAAAAAAAGGAAAATCAGTATAAAGACGCATTCAATCAATTTACTGTAGGTGATAATAATGCCACAGAATAATGAATACTGGAAAAATCGTTATTTACAGCTAGAAGAGGCAGCTCATAGAAACAGTTTAGAATTAGTAAACGTACTGGAAAATCAATACTATAAAGCTCAGCAGGAAATTGAAGCTAAAATAGCAGTATGGTATCAAAGATTTGCGGATAACAATAACATTTTTTTAGTCGAGACAAGAAAATTTCTTAATTCAGAAGAGCTAAAAGAGCTTAAATGGAATGTAAAAGAGTATATTAAATATGGCAAGGAAAATGCTATCAGTGAAGTGTGGATGAAGCAGTTAGAGAACGCTTCGGCTAAGTATCATATTACACGATTAGAAGCTTTAGAGCTGCAACTACAGCAAGAAATTGAAAAACTATATGGTAATCAATTAGACCAAATCGATAAGGAAATGAAAGAAGTATACTTGTCGAGATATTACCATACAGCATATGAGGTACAGAAAGGATTTAAGATAGCTTGGGACGTAGCGGTAGTTAATGATAAGCAGTTAACCACTATCATATCTAAGCCTTGGGCGGTTGACGGTAAGAATTTTTCCGAACGCATATGGGGGAGTAAGTCAAAGCTACTCAATGAGATACATACAGAACTTACACAAAGCATTATGCTAGGCAGAACACCTGATAAAACAATTAGTAATATTGCTAAACGCATGAATGTTTCAAAAACACAAGCAGGACGGCTTGTAATGACCGAGCAGGCTTATTTTTCCAGTGTAGCACAAAAAGATTCCTTTAATGAATTAGACGTTGAGAAATATGAAATAGTAGCTACGTTAGACAGTCATACGTCAGATATATGCCGGACATTGGACGGCAAAGTGTATGAAATGAAAGATTATGTCGCAGGTTCAACCGCCCCGCCGTATCATGTATGGTGCAGGACTACAACGGTACCGTATTTTGATGACAACTACGGTAAGAGAATAGCAAGAAAAGCAGATGGTAAGACATATTATATTGATGCAGATATGAACTATAATGAGTGGTATGACAAATATATAGCGGATTAAATAAATAAAAATGGAGGTGGATATGAAAGTAGATGTTCTTGGAACAGAGTATAAGATAGAAATACATAAGTTTGATAACGATGTCACTTTAAAAAACAATTCGTGGGCGGCGTATTGTTGCAGTGACAAGCCACTTATTGTTATTGGCGATTTGGACGATGACCAAAATTTTAAATTTCATGATGATAAAGAAAAGGATACTTACTTTAAAAGTTGTTTACGGCATGAAATAGTCCACGCATTTTTAAATGAATCAGGGTTAAAGGACAGCGCGCAAAGCCCTAATGGGCCTTGGAGTAAGAATGAGGAAATGGTGGATTGGATAGCAATTCAGTTTCCCAAAATATTGCAAGCTTTTAGAGAAATTAAATGCGAAGAATAAAAAAGGAAGGTAATCCAGCTATCTCCCTATAAGACCAGGGTAAGGTCTTATTTTTGTGTCCGAAATGACGTTTAAACTAAATTAACTCTAGCATGACGAGATATAAACTCATGTATCGCAGTGGTGACACCACGTTTAAAAACACAGCGATTGAAAGGAGCACCATGGAATTTTTAAAAGAACTTTTAGGAGAGAATTACTCAGTCATTGAAACTGCTATCAATACTCATAATGCAAAGCCGGAAAACAAAGATAAACAAATAAAAATTGGTAATCTTGCAAATGGTGAATATGTGAGTAAAGATAAGTATGCGACATTAGAGAGTGAAAAGAAGAATCTCGAGATTCAGATTACTACTTTAAATGGAACAATTGAGACTCTCAAAAAAGACAACAAGGGCAATGATGCACCTCAAAACACGATTAAAGAGAATGAAACAACTATTAACAATTTGAAGTTAGAGAATGAAACTATTAAGAAAGAGTATAGCTTAAAAGATAAGCTAAGAGAGGCGGGGGTTAATGATCCTGACTATTTAATTTACAAGCATGGTGGGGTTGAAAAATTTAATTATGACAAAGACGGGAGTCCAGTAGGAGTTGAGGACTCTATTAAGCGGTATAAGGATGATAAGACATTGGCGCATCTATTCAAAGCAGATAAGCCGCCATATAATCCGGCAGGTGGTGGAGATTACAATGGCAAAAATCCTTTTGAAAAGGATAGTTTCAATCTAACAGAACAAGGAAAATTAATGAAAGAGAATCCGGCACAAGCAAAAGAGTTGGCAAGTGCGGCAGGAATCGTTATTTAAGAAAGGTAAAGGTGTTTTAAATGGCAAAAACAAAAATTAGTGACATAATTGTACCCGAGGTATTTAACCCCTACGTTATCCAAAGAACAATGCAGTTATCAGCGTTATATAACAGTGGGATAATATCAAATAATCCAGAATTAGATCGATTGGCTTCTTCTGGTGGTTCTACAATCAATATGCCATATTGGGAAGATTTAGGCGGAGACGATGAAGTGTTATCTGATGATGGAGCGTTAATCCCGGGTAAAATTACCGCTGGACGGGATGGCGCGGCTCTATTGATGCGCGGTAGAGCATGGAGTACAAATGATTTAGCAAAAGCTTTGTCCGGTTCAGACCCAATGGCAGCTATAGGTGACTTGGTTGCGGAGTATTGGGCTAGGCGAATGCAAGCAACTACTATTAAATTATTAGATGGTGCATTTGCAGCAAGCAATATGACCAATAAAGTGTCTGATATTTCAGCAGCAGCGGGTGACGCGGCTAAGATAGATGGTGAGACATTTCTGGATGCATTACAGAAGATGGGAGACGCTAAAGATAAACTGACTGGTGTTATTATGCACTCCGCTACAGAAACGCAGTTACGTAAAAACAATTTAATTCAAACTGAATTAGATTCAAATAATAAGCCTATCTCATTATTCATGGAAAAGAGAGTTATTATTGACGATTCATGCCCGATTGCAAATGGAGTATACACCACTTATTTATTCGGACAAGGTGCAATTGGTCTAGGTAACGGGGCAGCGCCAGTTCCTACGGAAACAGACAGAGATAGCCTTGCAGGTGATGATATCTTAATCAACCGTAAACATTATATCTTGCATCCAAGAGGGGTAAAATGGATTGGAACAGCGGCAGGTTCTTCCCCTACTAATGTAGAATTAGCAACAGGTACAAACTGGTCTAAGGTGTATGAAGATAAAGCGATTCGTATGGTTAAATTCATACACAAGCTGTAAGAAAGGGTGATTTTATGAGTGCTACAGCATTCCAGAGAATGAGGCGTGAAGCGAAATTGGAAGAATTACAGGAGCCTAAGAAAAAGGCTTCTAACACAGAAAAAGAGGTAAAAGAGCCTAAGAAAAAGGCTCCTAATAGTTAGGAGTTGGTAGTATGGATTTAAGCAAATTGAAACGGCTACTAGGACTAGATATAGACGATAAAACAAAAGACGTTCCTCTGCAATTTATTATTGATAATGTAAAAGAAATGATATTGAATTACTGCAATATGGATGAACTTCCGGAGGGGCTATTTAACACTGCTTACCGCATGGCTATTGACCTATATAGAAACGAGTCACCGGGGGACGAAAGTACTCCCCTTGGTACGGTTTCATCTATTACGACGGGAGATACCTCAACAAGCTTTTTGAGTACGACTAATGAATTTAAAGATAGTCTTTTAAAAGATTATAAAAAGCAATTGAACCGGTACAGGAGGATAGAATGGATGTAATTGGAAAAGCTATGGAGCAGTCAAGAAAAGCGATAGAAAAGTTTTATAAAGGCACATGCAATGTTTATGAAAGACAGAATGTAACGGATGCTGATATACATATTACGAAGAAACAGGAAGTACTTGTGTTAGAGAATCAGCCTTGCAAGCTGTCTTTTACGTCTCTAAAGGCTACAGATATGCAGGGCGGTGCTGCAACTGTTACGCAGACCCCTAAGCTGTTTATTGCTCCTGAAATCAATATTAAACCCGGCTCAAAGATTGAAGTTACACAAAACAATGCGACTAAATTATATCAACGAAGCGGAGAAAGCGGAAAGTTTACCACGCATCAAGAAATAGTATTAGAATTATTCGCGAAGTATGCATAGGGGGTTACGCAATGGCTGATTGGGGTTCTTGTGATTTTACAGAATTAAAAAAGTTCAGGGATAAAATAGAATCATTATCAGAGGGGCGGGTGGATGAATTCTGCACGGTTGTAGCGAAAGAGCTTGCAGCCAGGTTAATTGCAAAAGTGATAAAGCGTACTCCGGTTAGAAAATCAGAGGATTGTCCGGCAGGGGTAAAAGGCGGAACATTAAGGCGTGGTTGGACTACGCAGAAATCCGGTGGTGGTTCGGAAGGACTAAAAACCAATGGTGCATCAGAATATGTTAACACATTAAAAGTGCATCATTACGGTGGTTATTATGTCGTAGAAATTACTAATCCGGTTGAGTATGCGTCATATGTTGAATACGGACACCGAAAGCGCGGCGGGAAAGGATGGGTGAATGGCCGGTTTATGATGACCATGTCAGAAAAGGAACTGGAAAGGCAGGCACCTGCAGTTATTCAAAAGAAATTAATGAGCTATCTGAAAGGAGTGTTTAATTAATGCTTAAAAAGACAATTGTAGGTATTTCCAAAGCTCTACACGAGGTATTCAAAGAAGCATACGCAATACATATTGATGATATAGAGCAAGACCTGAACACTCCCTGTTTTAAAATCACCTCGCTCAATCCGTCACAGGAACAAAGATTAGGAAAACGGTATGAGCGCTTTCAACCTTTCGATATTATTTATTTTCCTAACAATGAAAAGGAGTGCACATGTGAGTGCATGGAAGTGACAGAAAAGCTGTTTGATGTACTTGAGTATATAAGTATTGACGGTGATTTAGTCAGGGGCATTAATATGAGTGCAGAGATACAAGATGGCATATTGCATTTCTTTGTAGATTTCAATATGTTTGTGATAAAGCAGCAAGAGCGAATCAATATGAACGATATTAATTCGGATGTATCACTAAAGGAGGATGAATAGATGGCATCAAAAAAAGAAGCTGCTGAAAAGGCAGCAAATACATTTACAAAAGAACAAATACTAAATTCAAAAAAGTATGTTCACTTGAAAGATTTGGTGAATGTACTTCTTTTAGATTCCAAGACTTATACATCGGCGGAAGTTGATAAAAAAATTGAAGATTTCAAGAAAGGCAAGGTGAAATAATGCTAGGTGGCGGAACATTTACAACACAAAATAAAGTATTACCGGGTGCTTACATTAACTTTGTTAGTGTAGCAAGAGCAAGTGCTACATTATCTGATCGAGGTATTTGTGCAATCCCTATGGAATTAAATTGGGGCATGGACGGTGAAGTATTTACTGTAGAAAATAGCGATTTTGAGAAGAATTCTCTTAAGATATTAGGCTACAGCTATGATGCAGACGAAGTATTAAACATTAGAGAAGTATTCAAGCACGCAAGGACATTACATGTGTATCGTTTAAACTCTGGTGAGAAAGCAACGAATACATATGCTACCGCTAAATATTCAGGTACAAGAGGAAATGATATTAAAATCGTTATTCAGGCGAATGCAGATGATGAAAATCAGTTTGATGTAATTACCTACTTAGGTGCTTCTAAAGTTGACACACAGACGGTTTCAGTTTCAAATGAATTAGTCGCAAACGATTACATTATGTTTAAGACGGGAGCCACATTAGAAGCGACGGCGGGAATTGCATTGTCAGGTGGTACTAATTTAGCAACCCTAACTGGTACACAGTATCAGGATGCACTTGACAAGCTTGAGAGTTATTCGTTTAACACACTAGGTTGCGTATCTACTACCGATACAATTAAGGCTTTGTTTGTGGCTTATACAAAGCGTATGCGTGATGAAGCAGGTGTGAAGTTCCAGACAGTAATTTATAATTATGGGGCTGATTATGAGGGTGTAATTAATGTAAAGAATAAGATTACAGAAGCGGGAATGCCAGAGCAAAACATTGTTTACTGGACTGTAGGAGCGCAAGCCGGATGCGCAGTAAATAAATCAAATACGAATATCACTTATGATGGTGAATATACGGTTGATGTTAATTACAAACAATCAGAGCTTGAAGCAGCAATTTTGGCCGGAGAATTTGTTTTTCATAAAGTAGGCGTAGAAGTAAGGGTACTAGAGGATATCAACTCATTCGTTACCTTTGTATCGGATAAAAATTCAGATTTCAGTTTAAACCAAGTAATACGTATCCTAGACCAGATTGGGAATGATATTGCGGTATTATTCAATACTCGTTATTTAGGCAAAATCCAGAATAATGAAGCAGGAAGAGTAAGCTTTTGGAATGATATGGTTGTCTACAATAAAGAACTCGAAACACTGAATGCGATTGAGGGATTCGAGAGTACGGACGTTACAGTTAAAGCAGGAAATGACAAACGTTCTGTAGTTGTTACCAATGCAGTACAGCCGGTTGCAGCAATGGAAAAACTATACATGACTGTTATGGCATCCTAAGAAAGGAGTGTTAGAATGTTAAAAATGAATTTACAGTTTCATGCGGGCGAAACAACGATGAATGCCAGGGATGCAGTAAGCGCAAAGTTGGGTTCTTGCTATGTAACTATCGGGGATAACCGTTATCTGCTTATGCAGTTAAAAAACATTGAAGTTAAATATGAGAAATCAAAAAGTGAAGTACCTATACTGGGCAGGACAACCGCGGGCAACAAAACCAATGGGGGCAAAATTACCGGGTCAGCTACTATTTATCATAATACGGATATTTTTACAAATATGATTTATCAGTACCAAGAAACCGGAGAAGATGTATATTTTGATATGGTTCTTACAAATGAGGATCCAACCAGTGCGGCGGGTGTCCGAAGTGTTACAATTAACGGATGTAATATTGACGGTACAGTCATAGCCGGTATGGATGCGGATGGTGACTGGTTAGAGCAGGATATCGACTTCACAGCCGAAAGGTTTGACATTGCAAAAGCATTCGCTGTCTTAAGTGGAATGCAATAAGGAGGAGTATATGAGTAACTTTAATTCATTTATGAAACAAAGTAAAATAGAAAGAAATAATATTCAGATTGCAGCAAGTGAAAGTTTTGAGGATGAAAAAGGGAATTCCCTAATGTGGGAAATTCGTTCGTTAAAAACAAAAGAAGCGGATTATATTCGTAATGAGTGTACTTCAATTAATCAGAAAGGGAAAAAGGTTGATGTTGACAATGCAAAATTCAATCGTATGATTGCGGCAAAATGTACGGTATTTCCTAATCTGAATGATAAAGAGCTGCAAGACAGCTATGGTGTTATGAGTGCCGAAGAACTGATTGTGGAAATGCTTGATAATGACGGAGAATATCAAGCTTATTGCCAAAAGATTCTTGAAATCTCGGGCTACAACAAAACGGATTCACAGTTAGTGGATGAAGCAAAAAACTAATTAATGGGGGTGATAGCGAAGCGAATTTTGCTTACTATTGCCTCCATAAATTCAAAATACTTCCTTCACAATTTGCTGAAATGGATAGATATGAAAAAGCTTTTATTATTGCAGCTATTGATATAAAAATAGAGACAGATAAAAAAGAGCAAGCAAAGGCAAGGAAAGCTGGAAAGAAGTAATTGCCATAATTTACCTTATGTTGTATGATAAAGAAAAACAAATTAGGGAGAAATATAAATGGGATTATTTAAACCAAAGCTTAGAAAAGATATTGAAGAAAAAATTAAAAATTTATCACCCAAATCATTTATATCAGTTGGACTTACAGCAGGCTTGCCATTGCCAGAAACTACAACGTGCCAATTGTATTATTGCGATGATAGAATTGAAATTGATGGAAACAATGTTAATTTTGTCTTACCGTTTAATAAAATTCAAGATATATCAATTAAAACTAGCGTTGAAATAGCTAAAAATTACGTTAGCAGCGCGGGTGGCGCAGTTGCAGGAGCAGTTTTATTCGGGGCGGTAGGTGCATTAATAGGTGGAAGAGTTAAAACAAAAACAGAGAAAAATTTGACTTCGTATCTAATATTTACATATATAGATGATAATAATGAAGTGAAATATATTGGATTTGATGTAACCTATACACCAAAGAGCAAGGAATTTGTTACACTGTACGAAAATCAAAAAGATAATATGCAAACAATAATATTATAGAAATAGGCCACTTACATTAATGTAGGTGGTTTTTTAGTGCGACAAGCGAGGTGATAAAATGGCAGGAATACACACTAGTGTAAATGTAAATGACGGTCTATCAGCGGCATTTAGAACTATGACACAATCTATCAATGTTTGCTTAAGTAGTTTTATAGAAATGCAGGAAGCCGCAGGTCAAGGGGTAAATACGGCATCTATACAAGCTGCTAGAAGTGCACTAAATGATGTAGATATTACAGCTGGTCAAGTTGCAGATGAAATTGCGGAAGCAAGAAATAGACAACAACAGTTTAATAATGAAGTTACAAGAGGAAACTCGGCAATGAGTGGACTTGTAGGTAAAGCAATAGGATTAGTAGGAGCTTATGCATCTTTGCAAGGAATTAAAGGACTTGCTGCAATATCTGACACAATGACACAAACGACAGCGAGACTTGATTTAATGAATGATGATTTACAAACTACCGCCGAACTACAACAAAAGATTTTTCAATCGGCACAGGATTCTCGTGCAGCCTATACAGACATGGCAAGTACCATATCAAAATTAGGATTATTAGCTAGTAAGGCGTTTTCAAGTAATGATGAAATTATAGAGTTTGCAGAATTAATGAACAAGGGTTTTGTTGTTGGTGGCTCGTCAGCAACTGAACAAGCATCTGCAATGTACCAATTAACACAAGCAATGGCAGCAGGAAAGCTACAAGGTGATGAATATAGAAGCATTATAGAAAATTCACCATTGTTAGCAAAATCTATTGAAGACTACATGATAAATGTAAAAGGCGCACAAGGATCCATGAAAGATTGGGCATCAGATGGAAAACTTACAGCAGACGTAATTAAAGCGGCGTTATTCGGTGCATCTAGTGAAATAAATGAAGCATTTGAAACTATGCCCATGACATGGTCACAAGTTGCAACAAGTATTAAAAACCAAGCACTCGTAGCTTTTCAACCGATACTTACAAAAGTCAATGAAATTGCCAATAGCGATAAATTACAAAGTTTTTCTAATGGTATAGTTAATAGCTTATATGCATTAGCAAGCGTTGCGTCAGGAGTATTTGATGTTTTAGTTACAGTAGGTTCGTTTTTATATGATAACTGGGATATGATAAGTCCAGTTATTTACGGTGTAGCTACTGCAATGATATTTTATACTGGAATTATAATTGCGCACAATGTCGTGCTTGGAATTAAAAACACGTTGACTGCTATTGCAGCATTAAGAGATAGTGTATATGCTGCAAAAATTATGTTAGCTACAGGAGCTACGTTTGCACAAACAGCAGCCCAAGTCGGATTAAATGCAGCATTATTAGCATGTCCGCTCACATGGATTATCTTATTAATAATTGCAGTTATAGCTGTAATTTATTTAGTTGTTGCCGCCATTAACCATTTTGCAGGTACAAGTTATAGCGCAACTGGTGTAATTATAGGAGCTTTTGCAGTCTTAGGTGCATTTATATGGAATACTGTAGTTGGGGTTCTTAATGCTATTATTCAATTTTTATGGTCTAGTTTCGTTGAGCCGTTTATTAGTATTATAGAGTGGGTATTAAATGCTGCAAATGGGGGATTTAATAGTTTTGGAGATGCAGTTGCTAACTTAATAGGACAAATAATATCATGGTTTTTGTCCTTAGGTAAGGTAGTAACAAAAATCATAGATGCAATATTCGGAACTGATTGGACTTCTGGACTATCATCCTTGCAAAATAGCGTTCTTGCATGGGGAAAGAACGAAAGTGCTATCACAATCAATCGAGATGCACCAACAATTAATTCAAGAATTGGCTATGGTGATGCTTGGGATACAGGTTATCAGTTTGGAAAGGGAATTGACGATAAAGTATCAGGAATGTTTTCGAGCGACGCTGCAGCCGGAACGCAAGGAAGCATACTAGATTCATTAGGAAACATAGACACCAACACTGCAAGCGGGGCAGAAAGTACAGATAAGATAGCGGACTCCTTAGAAATTACGGATGAGGATTTAAAGTATCTTAGGGATATAGCGGAAAGAGAAATTATTGATAGAACGGTATTCCAATCTCTGACGGTCGATATGGGCGGTGTAAGTAACACGGTTAATAATATGGCTGACTTGGACGGAATTGGAGATTATTTGGGTGATGTAATCATTCAAACAGCATCAGCCAGTATGGAGGGATAGGCTATGTACAGTATGTATTTTAATAAATGGTGGATTCCTGTTATACCTGAAAAAATCGCAATGAAAATTAATGGAAATAATAAAACTGTAAATCTCATAAATAATGGCGAAGTTAATGTCATTAAGCCTACCGGACTGACAGACATTGAATTTGATTTGCTGATTCCTAACATAAAATATCCATTTGTGCCACATGGTCCAGGGGGATTTAAGAGTGCTTACTTTCATCTTGAAAAGCTAGAAAGATTCAAGAAACAAAAAAAGCCTTTTACATGGACGGTATATAGAGAATTGCCGTCCGGCAAAAAGCTATTTTCCACCAGTATGCTTGTAACGCTTGAAGATTACACGATAAAAGAGGATGTAAAAGAGGGTTTTGACGTTATTGCAAGTGTAAAGCTTAAGCAGTATGTAAAGTACGGAGTCAAAAAAGTAAAGCTTGTTACTAATTCAGATGGCACTATATCGGTAAAAAAAAGCGGTAGCAGGGCAAACGTAAGCAGTCCCTCTGAAAGCCTGCCAACTACACATAAAGTAGCTGCAAATGATACGATATGGAGCTTGGCAAAGTATTATTATAATGACGGATTAAAGTATAGTCCAATTTGGCATGCGAACGAAGATAAGCTTAAAAATCCCGAGGATTTAGTTGTTGGGACAGTATTAACGATTCCCAAGACGGAGTAAAGAGGGTGATGCATTGAAAATACAATTATTAACTTATACATCAGATGCGATTTATGAGCCATGTACAGAGGAAAATATTGAGCTTACAAGTGAGCGGAAAGGAATTCCTGCAAAACTAGTGTTTAAAGTATTGAAAGATAGTGGCTATCCTATGTATGAAGGACAGGCTGTCACACTTAAAATCAATGGCACAGGAGTATTTTACGGTTACATTTTTACTAAGAACAGGGATAAAGAGCAGCGTATTACTTACACCTGCTACGACCAGTTGAGATATTTTAAGAACAAAGATACTTATGTGTATACAGGGCTAACAGCAAGTAGTTTAATACAGATGATTTGTGAGGACTTTGGCTTAAAAGTAGGGAATGTATCTGACACGGGCTATGTAATACCCCAAAGGATAGAGAGCAATAAGACCCTATTTGATATTGTGCAGAATGCATTAGATTTAACTATGGTTAATACAAATTCCTTGTATTGTTTATATGATAGTTATGGGTCTATTACTCTTTCCAATGTTTCAGATATGAAAGTACCTATGGTAATTGATTCCGAAACAGGACAAAACTTTGATTATCAGAGCAGTATAGACGAGCAGACTTACAATAAAATAAAACTTACTTATGATAATAAAACTACTGGAAAAAGAGAAGTTTATATTGCACAAGACAGCAATAATATGAACCAATGGGGGATTTTGCAATATTTTGATACTCTCCAAGAGGGGGAAAACGGAGCAGAAAAGGTAAACCAGTTGCTTTCTTACTATGATAAAAAGAGCAGGAAATTAACGATTAAGGATGCATGGGGAGATGTGCGAGTGAGGGCCGGTACATCTCTTATTATTTCTCTTAAATTAGGTGATATATCAGTTAACAATTTTATGTTGTGCGAAAAAGTAACTCATAAATTTGGCAACAATCTTCACACCATGGATTTAACATTGATAGGAGGTGAGTTTATAGCATAATGGCAGATATGAATAAAGCAATCAAACAAGTAGCAATGGCCGCTGTAAATGAAAGTGAGCCGGCTACTTTTTTATATGGGACGGTTACAAGTGTAAGTCCTTTACAAATTCAAGTAGAACAAAAATTACTACTCTCAAAAGAGTTTCTTGTGCTGACAAAGAATGTAATTAACTATGAGGCAGAAATTGAAATTGATTGGAGTACGGAAAGTGAAACCTGTACAGCGGCACACGAGCATAAAATAACAGGAAAAAAGAAAGTAAAAGTATTAAATGCTTTAAAGTCAAATGACAAGGTAATCTTGTTAAAGCAACAAGGCGGTCAAATGTACTTAGTTATTGATAGGGTAAAGAGTTAGGCGGTGATGGAATGATTCCAGTTTTAAATTTAGATGATGATATACTAGAAGATTTAGAAGAAACGAGCGAACCGTCATACACTTATGAAATGAATCTTGAAACAGAGCGAATTAATGACTATTGTGACAATCTAGAAGCTGTGAAGCAGGCTATTTACAAAATTTTATGTACCGAACGATACAATTATATAATTTACTCGCAAGACTACGGGATAGAGTTGGAGGAATTAATTGGACAACCGACCTCCTATGTGATTCCAGAGTTGGAGCGTAGAATTATAGATGCTCTCATGCAAGATGATAGAATCATAGATGTATATAATTTTGAATTTGCTACTCCAAAGAAGAATGTTGTAACTGTAACTTTTAATGTCGATACCCAGTTCGGTACTTTAGCTATGGAAAGAGAGGTTGAATACTAATGTTTGAAGATAAAGATTATGAATCGCTCTTAGATGAAAAGCTAAGTAAAGTTGACTCAAAGTATGACAAACGAGAGGGTTCAATTATTTATGATGCATTAGCTCCGAACAGTGCAGAAGCTGCCATGATATATATTCAACTCGAATGGATGTTTAAACAAATGTTTGGAGACACTGCTGATCGGGAATATCTCATAAAGATTGCAAAAGACACAAGAGGTTTAGAGCCTAACAAAGCCACATATGCAATCTTAAAAGGTGAATTTAACATTGCTGTTGACATTGGTACAAGATTTAGCCTAGATACCTTAAATTATGCAGTTACAGAATTAATTGACGATTCTTTGCATACATACAAAGTTCAATGCGAAAAGGCAGGTGTAGAGGGAAATAAACACTTTGGCACAATGATACCGATTAACTACATTTCAGGACTTACACGGTGTGAATTAACCGGATTACTAATACCTGGTGAGGAGGAAGAGGGCACAGAAGTATTTAGGAAACGCTGGAGAGATGCGTTTAATGCGACTGCATTCGGAGGTAATAGAGCCGACTATACAGAAAAAATAAAGGCAATTGCAGGTGTTGGTGGGTGCAAGTGCTACAGAGCTACAAACGAGTCGGGCGAGCTTGTAGGGGGACATGTAAAATGTGTCATAATAGCATCGGATTATTCTGTCCCTACAAAAGAATTGGTAAATACAGTACAGCAAGTTATTGACCCAACACAGGACATGGAGGGATATGGACTTGCTCCGATTGGCCACGTAGCACATATACAATCTGTGACAGGCACTGTGATTAATATAGTAAGTACAATAACATATGATGCAGGTATTGCTTTTGTAGATATAAAAACACAAATCGAATCTGTAGTGGATAATTACTTTCTTTCATTGGCAAAAGCCTGGGAAACAAGCTCAAATCTTGTAGCTAGAATAAGTCAAATAGAGTCAGCCATTTTGAATGTTGATGGTGTGCAGGATATTGCTGATACAAAGCTAAATGGGGTAGCAAGCAATGTTATTCTAAGCGTTGATGCAATACCAGTTAGGGGGGAGATAAGTGGATAGAAAGCTTATTAAGTACTTACCTCTTTTTATGCAGACGTACGGTGAAATGGAACAAATAATGAATGTAGAGCAAGAAGAAATAGAGAGGGTGTGGGATGCCCTAAAAAATTTGTTAAGAGAGGCGTTCGTGACAGACGAAACTGAGATAGGTGCAACAAGATGGGAACGTATCTTAGAAATTAATCCCCTCGATACAGACACTCTTCTGCTTAGAAACTTTCGAATACAATGCAGACTAATTGAAGATTTACCTTTTACATATAGAACTTTGAACAATCAAATTAGGGCTTTATGTGGCAAGGATGGATATGAGATTAAATTAAATGAGGATGAATTCATATTGAGTGTTAGGGTAGCACTTACAACAAAAAAAATGGAATCTGAAGTAGCGAGGTTATGTGAAAGGGTGGTTCCGTTGAATTTGTTTTTGGATGTTACACTTAAGTATAATACACACGGGTTGTTGCATCCATACACTCATGGGTACCTTGGTGGATTCACACATCAACAATTAAGAGATGAACCATTTGAAGAATAGGAGGGACTAAAGTGGAGATCACAGAACATGGGCTAAAAAAGCCGGCCAGTGAAGATTTTTACAACGTAGAAGATTTTAATGATAATGCTCAGATTATTGAGGAACATTTGAGTGATACAGATATTCATGTTAATGCACAAAAAATAGCAGAAATAACTGAACCTGATGAATTGACTCAAATTGATATTACAGATACAAACAGTAATATGTGGGGAAAACTTAAAAAAGCAATTACAGTAATAAGTGAACATATTAATCAAGTAGCGACAGAAACAACCTTAGGGCACATTAAAATCGGCTTGGGTCTACAAATTTCAGATGGAGTAGCAAGTGTAAATATAGCTACACTGCTTGATAAGATTTATCCCATAGGATCAATTTATTTAAGCATTAACAATGTATCTCCAGCTGAATTTATAGGAGGAACATGGGAGCGATTTGCGCAGGGACGAACTTTAATCGGGGTCGATACTAATAATAGCAGCTATATTGATTCCCAAAAGATTGGCGGAAGTGAGACTACAATCCTACAAGTAAAAAATATGCCAGCTCATACACACAGCTATTCTTGGACAGGTAAGCCAAGCGGTTCAGCAAGTACAAGTGTTAACATTGGAGCCGCAGATAATCACTACCATAACTCTGGATCGCTTAGCGTGGGTTGGGCAGATATTCAAGGTAACGCCAATAATTTTGCAATCGACATGAACGATGGCATTGGGACGGGAGGGGTTTTTTCAGGAGGTGCATCTAATGCCTTAAGAGGAGTGAAGTCACCTGTAATACCAAACACAATTGATAATATATATTTAAATGCAAGCCATAGTCATACGGTAGGTGGGACAACTGATTGGGGTGGAGGGCACAATCATACCGTCACAGCAAGTACAAGTGTTAACATGAATAATTTAACAATCAATGGAACAACTGGAAGTAGCGGTAACGGATCTGCTGTTAATAACTTACAGCCTTTTATTACTTGTTACATGTGGAAGAGAATTGCTTAGAATGGAGGTAATAATTATGTTTAAATTAATTTTAAATGAAGTAGAAAAAGAATATGATATTTTAACAAATGCAAATGATAGTAGCTTTACTGTGATATGCGGCACATTGGACGAGGCTCTCAGTGTAAAAGATTTGCTTACGGTCAATGCTTTAAAGTTAGTTAAGTATAAGCAGGGAGAAGGTGTTTATAGCATAGTAGAAAACAAAGAGTACGCGAATAAATATCTTGTAGAAGAGATAAGTGATAAGTGCCAGGTTACATACTATCTAATCAATCACGTGGAAAATACCCTTGATAGCATAATTACTAGGCTTGCAGCTATGGAAGTCGCTAATAGTGTCACTTCCGAAGCTGTTGTAGAATTGGCATCTGCACTAGGAGGTGGTGAATAATGGTAGCACTCTATGTATACATGATTAATAATGGTAAATATACACTTAAACAAGTGCCGGTGCGTTGGTACAAGGAAGTAAAGGCTATTATAGAACCGGAATCAGCTATAGAAGAAAACAAATAAAAGAAAAGAGGTAAAGGACTATGACAAAATTAACAGAATTGCATAACACGACAAATTTAATTTATGGCACAATTGCAACGGTTGGAGCTGCACTATTAGGGAGATACTGGTTTCTATTCCTTGGATTTTTAGTAGCCAATATCATAGATTATACTACCGGCTTTATCAAAGCAAAATACTATTTGAAGAATGAAAGTTCAGCAGTCGGAGCAAAAGGAATCTTCAAGAAAGTTTGGTATTGGGTGGTGATTTGCATTGCCTTTTTTGTTTCCATTGTATTTCAGGATATGGGAAACATGGTGGGAATTGATTTAGGCTTCGTGGTACTGTTTGGTTATTTCACGTTGGCTACATATTTGATTAATGAGTTACGCAGTATCTTGGAAAACGTAGTTGCTATGGGAGCTAATGTACCAACATTCCTAATCAAAGGACTAGATATTGTCAATAAGAAAGTAGAAGATATAACAAATTCAGGTACAGAGGGTGAATAA